CAGCTTTTGGTTGGAAATGAACATCAGCGAGGAACTTAAGTCCGCAGGAACGTATCCGACAGGCCCTTGCTCTGCATGGCCACAAGAAAGGCACCTGACTTTAATGGCGGCTGCCTCCAAAAGACCCGAGCACGCCAAGAAAGTTAATGCGTCTGCTGGCAAGATAGCTGGCGGGCTTCTGAAGACGGCTGGCCAGGCGGTGCTGAACGGGAAAGTCTCAAAGGAGGTTCGAAAGGAGCGTTACGACACCTGTAAATCATGTCCCGCTTTCATTGAAGATTCTAAGCGCTGCAGCGAGTGCGGCTGTTTTATGGAGGCTAAGACATGGATCGGCGGTAATCCCGATGCGTTATGCCCCTTAAAGAAGTGGAGCCGCTGACATGGCACTGCCAGCCGCTAACATGGATGACTGCACCCCGAAGAAGCGGTGTATTTTTGGCCCCAACGAGGGCCAGGCCTATGATGCTCTTGATCCGTGTCAGGGGTCAGGGATTTTTAATTCCTTGACGTGCGACTGCGAAATCCTGTGCGATACACCCGCGACTGCGACCGTATTTTGGAAGGTCAGTTTCGCGACCTATGCTGCTGCATGTGCGCCCGATACCACTCTTTGTTTTGATTTTGGTAACACCCCTTACTCGAGGCAGGTTACTGACTTGGCGCCTGGAGCGGAGATCGTGGTAACTACTCAGGGCACCGGGGTCTTTGGTACCTGCTCTGGCACGGAGAACACTACTGCAGTCATCACGTACCTTGCCTGCGTAGATGGTAGTCCTGCTTTCAGGACCGTCGTTATCGGCGCCCCTGGCTGTAGCGTTAATACGTCCTCGGGTGCTATCGCGACACCCTACGATGTTTCAGTTGTTTACGATTAGGCATACTAACGCCGTAACTTTCAACCAGGCGTGATGCCTGGCGACATACATGGCTGACGAGAACACGACTCCCGAGACGGAAGTCAAAGCTCCGACCCCCGCAGCAGGCGAGGACCTCATGCCTCGTTCTGAAGCAGAGAACCTCCTTAAGGCACTCAAGGCTGAACGCGAAGCTCGCAAGCAGTACGAACGTGACCTGAAGGACACCAAGACCCAGCTCGAGCGCTTTGCCGAGATTAATCCCGACGAGTACACCAAACTGCAGAAGGAAGCTGCCGAAGCTGCTGCACTGCAGGCTAACTTTGGTGCAGCTCAGGAAGCGATCGAAGCTAAGTACTCCGCTCAGGCTCAAGAAGCCGCTAAGGAGGCTGCAGCTGCTAAGGCTGCCCTGCAGGACTACCAGAAGAAGTACGCCCTTGAGAAGGTGTTCTATGCCGCTGGTGGCCGCACGGACGCTGCCGATGGCGTGTCGTTCTTCGACATGATGGCTCAGCAAGTTGGCGGCAGTTTCCGTCAGGAGGCTGATGGCTCCCTGACTGTCGTTGACGCAGCTGGTGATCCTGTCCTAGACAAGGAGTCTGGCAAGCGTATCTCCGCAGAGGACTTCATTGCTAGCTACAAGGTTCACCCGATCTATGGCACCTTCTTCAAGGGCGCCAAGGGTGCTGGAGCTGGTATTGGTTACGGCGGCACCGACGCTAATGGTATGCCATCAGAGGATCTGTCCTCTCTCAGCCGTGAAGAGCTCTTCAAGCGTGCTTTTGGTTGATATACTAGAAGTACGGAGTCTGATGCTTTCGGGGGCCCTTGAGGCCCCTTTTTTCATGAATAGGTAACCTTACAATAGATGATACCCTTAAGGGTCGTTTCGTGATGAGGCGAACTGGACAGGGTGTCCTGAGGCAAGGAGCGCGATGCTCGGCGGCTCAATCACCCAAACCTTTTCACCTTCATCTTTTAAGGATTTTTAACAATGGCACTTACTCTGCTCGAAGCGCAGAAGCACGCTAAGACCCCCGCCGAATTGGCTGTGGTGACTGAGCTTGCTGCTGGTCAGCTCATGTCTGTTCTCCCCTTCCGCTCCATCGAAGGCAACGGCCTGTTCTGGAAGCGTGAGGAGAGCCTGCCCGATGTCGGATTCCGTAACTACAACGGCGCTCTGGCTGAGAGCTATGCTGAAGTCAGCCAGCAGTCCGAGAGCCTGAAGCTCTTCGGTGGCGACATCAAGGTTGACCGCGCTATCGTGGACCTCGAAGGCGCCGAAGCCAAGGCCTACCAGATCCAGGCTCGCGTCCGCGCAATGCGTCTGGCTTGGGAAGCTCTGTTCATCAACGGTGACAGCAACCAGTCTCCCTCCGAGTTCGACGGCCTGGCCGCTCGTATCGGCACCGGCTCCAGCCAGTACTTCCAAAACGGCGGCGGCGCTGGTGAGGCTCTGAGCCTGGGTACCCTCGACGAAGCCATCGACAACGTGGACGCACAAGGCGGCCGCAAGTACCTGGTGATGTCGAAGTCTGCTCGTCGCGCCCTGAGCCGTCAAGCACGCACCAACACCCAGATCGAGATCTCCCGTAACGAGTTCGGTTACCAGCAAATGATCTACGCTGGCCTGCCCGTGCTCGAGCTGGACCGCGACCACAAGAACGTGGCTATCCTCGACAGCGACGTGACCAGTCAGGACGCTTATGTCGTCTCCTTCGGCAACGACCACCTCACCGGCATTCAGAACGGTGGCGTGAACGTGCGTGAACTGGGTGAGTCCTTCGACCAGCCTCAGCTCATCACCCGTGTTGAGTGGTACTGTGGCCTGGCCCTGATCAACGGCCGCGCTGCTGCTCGTATCGCTGACTTCAACGCTAACCTCGATCCTTCCTGATCTATCAGGTTGATCCTTCAGGGGCTCCTTTCGAGGGGCCCTTTTTTAATGCTCGGAAGTCTATACTGTTGACTAGCCCCTCCTATTATGGCTGCTCGTTCTGAGGGGATCTTCCCCCGTGAAGGTTTTAACCTTGACAACGCTTTTGAAGTTACGGCTTCCGCCGAACAGGCGCCTGTTTCCCTGAACACGATCCGCACCCTGCGAGTGATCGTTGTTGGCCTGACGGAAACCGCTCCTACTGGCGACTACACCGCTGCTACTCTGACCTACCAGATTGGTGGTGACGTTTTTGCTGTTGATCCCGCTCAGGTGGATCCCAACGGCGTCTACATCGCACATCATCGCGGCTATGGCCGTGCCACCAATGTTATCCAGTACACCGTGACTGCTTCTACTGGCACAACAGGCACCCCTGGCGACGTTACCTTCGATGGCATGTTCATCGAGCTGTGTGACGGCGTTGCCCGCTGATCGGTACTCTAAGTTATCGAGCCTCGCGTTGGTCGGGCTCAACCCTAACCCCTACTTTCTAGGTATTTCAAATGGCTGCACGTTCTACTGGAATGTTCCCTCGCGAAGGTTTTAACCTTGACGCTGAGTGCGAAATCACCGTGACCCCTACCGCCGCTGCTACCACCCTGGCTCACGCTAAGACCATCCGCGTGATCTGTGTGGCTCTGGTCGGTGGCGACGCTACCGTGACTCTGGGCGGCGAGACCCTGGTTCTCCAGGCTGCCGACGCTGATCCCAACGGCGTGGTGATCGGCCACATCCGTGGCGCTCTCTGCAACGCTGACAACAACGTCTCCTACGCCCTGTCTGCTGGCACCGTGGGCGGCGTGTTCTACGAGCTGGTTGACGGCCCCCGTCGCTGATCTCATTAGACCCAACTAAATACTCAAGAGCCCCGCAAGGGGCTTTTTAATGGCGGAAGACTAAGAGGTACCCTTGCAAGGAACATTCCATGGCTGACCGTATTTACGGCATTCAGCAAGGCCAGCCCGCCGACGTTGCAGACTTCTTTAGGTCTCGCAACCGAGTAACGGACCTGCCTCTTGTTGAACATATCTATGAGGTCGCGACCCTCAAGAACAACGCGACCAAGCCCCGCGCAACCGACGGCTACGACCTTATCTTTGGCGACGAAGTTGAGCAGTATGTGGACAACCTGGCCGACGGGCGCCAGCGCGTTTACAGCAAAATCCATCTCTATGTCGTCGGTCATGGCACTGTTGCGGGCTTTGACACGAACGTTGGTCTCGAAAAACTAGCAGCAGCCGGTTATACCGAAGTAGACAATCTTGCCTCTGGAACGGACAAGGCAACCCTCCTCCTGCTGACTGGCGAAGCTGACAACGGCCAGTACGACGACCTCGATAACTGGATTCACTTCACCCTCAAGGCTGGCGGCCCTCGATACATCGGTCAACCCGAGTCAATCGTTGATGCTCCCTCTGGCGCTGACTACATTCGCCGCGACGGCGAGTGGACCGCACTTGACCTGAGTCCCTACGACACCATCTCCAGTGTCGACAGCAAGATCGCAGCCGCTGTGGGTTCTACCTTCACTGGCCGTCAGATCCTGACCACCTCGGACGCCAACGTCTTCGCCGACGGCGAGCACGCTACCGCCGATCCCAGTGGGACCTCTGGCTGGTACTACAGGAACGAGCCTGGTCGTAAGATCAACTGGTACTTCTACAGTGGCGGCGAAGACACCGACACCCTGGGCGCTTTCCAGTCGGCAACCGTCGACGAAGAGGGCGGCTTCTACATGGTGGTCGATGCCCGCAACACTACCTCCTGGCCGTACCTGGCTCTGTACACCGCTCGTCAGAACGACGGCAGCGACGCATCCTGGTATCGCTCTCGCCTGACCTATGGTCCTGGTGGAAGCTTCGGCAACAAGCTGAGCTCTGGCCTCCACATCCTGGTCACCTCCAACTTCAACGCTGCTCGCCTGGCAACTCTGCAGGGCAAGTATCCGACCGCTGCGACCACGACTCTCAGCATTGAGTCCTTCTCTTCTGCTGGTCCTCAGGGCGCCAACGAGGCGTTGTGGCTGATGGCCATCTCTTCTTCTTCGGGTCTACCCGAGGGTCAAGAGGAGTTCGTGCTTCGCGAGTCTGGCATTGCCTTCGGTGGCAAGGTTCGCACCATCCAGTATGTGGCCAACCCCGCCCAGCCTCCTGCCTACACTACCTACTACCGTGGTGCTTTTGCTGGCAGCGCCAACTTCCCCGCGACCGGTCACCTCGATGAGTGGCTGATCGAGACCGTCGAAGACAAGATGTACGTCTGGGACGTCGAAGGTGGTACCTGGGTCAAGACCGGGACCGAGGCCGTGGCTCCTACCGCTGCCGTTAACGACTATCCCTACCAGTACGTTTACAGCTCCATTGATGGATCTGGCTACGGCTTCGAGAACGCTTATCCCGAAGGCAACTGGATCAACACTCCTGACGGCAAGCTGCAGTCCACTGGTGGCACTAGCGACATCCTGTCCCGCCAGGTTAAATTCGCTACCCTGAAGACTCCTGGTGACGAAGTCACTTTCCAGTGCTCCAACAACACCAGCGCCTTCTACCGTTACGGTTTCTTTGGTCTGGTTCCTGGCACTGACAACTCTGCCCTTTCCTGGAAGGTTGCAGGTCAGCCCAGCAGCGGCGTCTCCTGGATGGTTAGCGATCCCGCTGACTACGCTCTGATCGAGTTCCAGATGTCCTACATGGAGCCCTACTTCGGTGGCACCACCTACGGATACAATCTGGCTGATCGCCGCAACTCTACTGGTATCGGCTACACCGGCAATGCGGGCGAGCTGCCTATCACCTTCCGTGTTGCAGACGACTATCGCATCGAGATCTTCATCGACGGACACTACCACGTTCGTACCGAGGTCGTTCCCGCCTCGGGCGTTGATCTGTACTTCCACCAGTACGGTCAAACCGGTCGTATCCTGGATCAGCCTACCGGATCTGGCTCTAACATTCAGGGCGGTACCGCACCTACTGCCTCTGGCGCTCACTACTACATGAGCGACGCGGCTCCTAGCCGTGTTGAGGCAACCATCCTGTCCTCGGGTGGCGGCTACTGGCTGTACTCTGATACTCAGGCTTCTGGTGTCGGGTACAACATCGAGCTGACCGATGCCGAGGCTTCTGCTGCTCGCTACGTCCGCGCCTTCCAGGACTTCACCGGCGCAACCCTGGGCGAGCGTGTTGCTGCAATGCGTCCCGTGATTGCGATGGACGCTCTTCAGCTAGCTCACGCCGAGGAAGATGCTCGTGGTTACTTCCACAGCCTTGACCTTACCGTTGAGCAGATTCAGCAGAAGATGGGCCTGTTCGCCGACGCTCTGGTCGCTTCACGCGCTGGCTCTGTCGAGGTAACACTCGAGGAGGTCAACGAGCTTCTGGCCGCGGCTCCCACCAGCACCGCTCAGACCCTTGTTTACGACGGCACCTATGCTGGCTCCGAGTCCGCCGCCATCGATCCCTCTAGCGCCTTCTCTACCGTTCTCGGTATTGAGCGCTTTAGCATCAGCGACACCACTATGACGCTGTACTTCGACGGCACTCACCACACCAGCGCCTTTGCTTACACCACCACTGGCTTTACAGTGGCAGGCGGTGGTAACCAGGACGGTTCCTACACCTTCACCGCTCCTGTGGCAACTGCAACCACCCTGCAGTATGACCTGGCAGCCGCTGGCGTTGCCAACCCCAGCAACCTGGTGAACCAGTTCATCTCTGGCAGCCACCCGCTGGACCTGACCTTTACCGGACCAGGTGTTGCGCCTGTCGCCGTTTCCGGCGAGCTGGAGCTGACCCAGCACATGCAAGGAGAACTGGAGGATCACCTCAAAAAGTTCCCTCGCTGATACATACCCACTAATCGGTAGTCTAAGGGGTCAACACGACCCCTTTTTTCATGGCACACCTTGAGAAAATGCCGACGTACTTCGTCAAGGGCGACAAGCGTAAGGCTGCGTATTACACCATCCAGGCTCGTGAGCTGATTGCTCGTGGCTATGTACAGGAAGGTGCAGAGAAGCCCCAGAAGATCAAGGCCCATGAAGCCAAGCCCGTGCCCGAAGTGGTTGTCGAGGCTGGCGCCGATGCCTTCGAGATGGAAACCAAGCTGGAAGTCGAAGAGGAGAACCTCGAGGACATGACCAAGGCTGAGCTGCTTGACTACGCCATGGAGCGTGGTCACGACCTCAAGAATGCTTTGCCTAAAGCTGAAATCCTCGCAGCTTGCAAGGAGATCCAGGAGCAAGTCTGATGTCCGACTTCTATGTGGAGTACAGCTCTGGACCCCGTTATATCGACGGGGTCAACATTGACGCCGATGCTAACGCTGGCTTCCCCAGCAAGCAGGTCGAGCGGGACATTGACGAGCCTGTCACCGGGCTTGACGGCAAAGGCTACGAGCCTGGGCAGAAGAACAAAGACGGTTCAGACCTATGAGTAAGTGCGATCGCCCATTAGCAGCACCCGCTTGCGTCACCTACCCAAGGACTAAGCGGCATGTCAGGATCAGCCTGGCCCTGTTTGCCGTGACGAACTTCTGCATGGGCGTGGCATTCTTTATGTTTCTTTTATGCAGTAGTAGCCCCCACCACCGCTTGCATCTTGAACTTTTATTTACCAACCCGTCCGCGCTGTTCGACCACGAGCATCCTGGAACGCATTACGATATGGCAGACTAAAACTGGATGATACCATTCCTATGCCCGAGTACTTAGTTGGTATTTTAGTGTCGGCCGCCGTAGGGTGGGGTGGTTTTACGTGGAAAAGAGCTGAAGACGCCTTGCTGGCCGCCCGACAAGCGGCTGACCAGGTTGACCGAGTAGAACTCAAGATGGCGGAGGAGTACCTGACCAAGAAGGATTTTGAGTTATATATGGACAGACTGTTTGATACGCTGGCCGAGATGAAGGCAGCCGTGAAATACGTGTCTGATCGCGTCGACTACCACGTCGGAGAGCAGGCCAATGAAACAAGGGGGCTAAGGCAGGAGGTAAGCAAGCTCCGCCAAGACCACCGCAACAACCCCTACGGACTCTGATCATGGCAGCCAAATCGAAGTCAGCACGTTATTACGCCAGCAACCCTGAAGCTCGGAAGAAGAAGAATGCCTATAACACTAGATACCACTCTACCGCTAAGCGCCGCAAGTACCGCGCTGATCTGGCCAAGGCCCGTCGCAAGCGTGGCATCATGAGTAAAGGTGGTGGTGACATGAGCCACACTAAATCTGGTCGATTAGTCAGAGAGTCTGCCTCTAAAAACAGAGCAAGGAACGGTTCTAATGGCAAATCAACCAAGAAATAAAGGGAAGTGGGTACCAGCCCTGCTGGCCCTCCTCCTGACATCCCACCTGGCATTCCTTGGCTTCAAGGATAACAGCGACTCAGCTGCTCAGGACTTCCAGCAAGCTGCGGAAACCTACGTTACGGTCCTGCTGGCACTGCTAGCACCCTCACCCATGCAGTAATCATGGCATCTAAAAAGCCCAACCTATTTGATAACATCCGCAAGCGCAAGGCTGCTGGCAAAAAACCACGCAAGCCAGGTCAGAAGGGTGCTCCATCTGCTAAGCAGTGGAACAAGGCTCGCCGTGAGGCTGCCGCTAAAGCAAAAGCTCGCCGAGGTAAAAAGTAATGGCCCCCAAGAAACCGTCCAAGAAAGATCCACGCCTGACCAAGAACGGTCTGTCTGGCTACAACAAGCCAAAGCGCACGCCTGGCCACCCCACCAAGAGCCACGTTGTGCTGGCCAAGGAAGGTGGCAAGACTAAGCTGATCCGCTTTGGCGAACAGGGAGCCAAGACCGCTGGCAAGCCCAAGAAGGGCGAATCTTCTGCCATGAAGAAAAAGCGCGACAGCTTCAAGGCTCGTCACGCTAAGAACATTGCTAAAGGTAAGATGTCTGCAGCCTACTGGGCCAATCGGGAGAAGTGGTGATGCCTTTGCCCCTCTCAACCGCCCAGCAGACTGCGGGAAAGCGTAGCAAGCGCAAGGCAAAGAAAAATGCCTCCTACAAGAAGGGTCGACCAGCTACGGTGCTTAAGGGCCGACGGAAAAAGAAGTGATTCTGCTACGATGGTGAAGAGGGCTCCGGCGATGAGGTGCCCTCTCTCCAGACACAGATAGGATCCGATAAAACCGAAGTTGGCAACGTGGCGCAACTCGTCGCGGATGTCAGTCTTGTACTTTGCCATGGCTACATTATATCACGCCCAGGGCCAGGCTAGATCCACGTCGCCGCGCCAGGCGTCCTCGGATACGGGGATCTCTTTTGCGTAGGTACTGAATACCTCAAACATTGTCTCAGTAGCCAAGCCGCATTGCTTGGCGGCGTTGGGCACGTTGCTCTTCCCACAGAAGAGGAGGTCACATGCTTGCTTCGTCGTCAGTTTCATTCCAGGGCGCTGAGAGTCTCATCTCGCCGCCGAGCGGTGTCTCGCCTTCAAGGGTTTCCGTGAAGATCGGCTCGTCGACTCCAGAGGGTTCCAAAAGCTCTTCGATCTGGCGGTCAACGTCCTGCATCGTCAGACAGGTCTTGTAGTCCACCCAGAAGTTGAACCAGTTGTCATGTACCATGTTCAGCCACTTGTTGTCCTGATACACGCCGTGGTCCCAGAGGATGCGGATGATCTCGACGACAAATCCCTGAAAGGTGAAGCAAGTAGACATAAAAAAGGGGCCCGAAAGCCCCTTAGTCTTCCTTGGCTAGGTGATCACTTCTTTTCAGGCTTCGGGAAGACGGTCATCAGCGCCTCGAGGATAGCCTGAATCAGGCCATTCGACTTGATCGGCAGGTAAGGCATGATCTCGGAAGCGATGAACAGCACAAGGCCGATGATAACAGTTGTTTCCATGATGGAATAGTCTAGACTGCCATATATTACCTATCGGCAAACTAGCCTAGCGTCATTAGTGGTATGATTCTCAGCAGTGCCGACATTCTAGGGATTCTCGGCGGCAACGAGATCATCCGCCTATCTGCAAAGCTTAGTATTGTCGACGGCAAGCCTGCTCTGTCCGGCCGTGAAGGGATCTATATCTACGTTAACCGCTTCCCGACTCTGCAGGAGTTCGAGGCGACCTGGCAGATCTGGATCGAGTCCGACGAAGAAGACGATCTGATTATCGCCGAGTTACAGCGCCTGCTTCCTCGCGTGCAGGTGACTCGCGGCCTGATGACGACGGTTTCTACGACTGAGTTTCGCTCAGAGAGCACTCAGGCGGCCCCAGAGGCCTCTGAAGCTAAAACGGCACAAGTAGACCTGACACAGTACGAAGAGCGCTTCCAGAGCCTTGTAGAGGACGTACAGGACAGAATGCTGCTCGTGACCAGCGGCAGGGCTGGGAAAGACGGCCAAGACGGTCGTGACGGCGTTGATGGTCGCGATGGCAAGGACCTGGTGGCCACTGATGCCGAATTGTTCGACCTAAAAGACGTCGACCAGTCAATCCTGCCCGTGGAAAAGGGTCAGGTTCTCACCTGGGATGGCGCCAAGTGGACAAACCTGTTTCTCCGTCAGACCATGTCCGCTGGCGGGTCTGCTGTTAGCGCTACTGGTGGCGGCAGTACTGGCGTGGGTTCAACCATTGGCTGGACCTACCATCCCCATGATCACACCGAAGAACCCAATAGCGGCCACTTCCATACCGATTCTGCTGACGGTGAGCTTGTTACCGTTTTTCATGTCAGCAACGAAACCAGCAGAGGCAATGATGTCGAGGTCCTGCTGCGCGACCTGCTGACTCAGGGCTACGACCGTATCTATGTTGCTCTTGGCGAGGACCTATCTCAGGCGCACCTGTACAGCATCACGAGCTACACGGAGACCGTTGGCGGCTTCGAGATCAATGTTACCCATGTAGAGACGGCTGGCCTAGAGCCCGATTACCAGAATGCCAAGCTCTACGAGTTCCTGTTCACCAGGTCGGCGCCAGATCCTGGCAGTGTTGACAATGTTACGATCGTCTCAGAGACGACTCCTACTCTTCGAGACAACGGTGATGCACTGATTCAAGGCGATAGCTGGTATTTACCATCTACCGACCAACTCTATCTATACATTGACGGCGCCTGGGAGGAGATCAAGGTCAACGAGGGAGCTAGCGGCGGCGTTGCTTCTGGCTTCTGGAAGTTCAATGACCCTGAAACCGAAGGCTATGACGATGGCAAGTTCCGCGTCAACAGCCACCAGAACAAGACCGACTGGTCTTTGACAACTGAACTCTACGTTGGCTACAAGACTGACGACGGGGCGAATGTCAAGAACATTCTGCTCAACCTGGTCAAGCCAGACCAGTATGTCTACATTCAGCGCAAGGATCGCACCGATGCTTGGGTGATCCTGCTGGTCGAGGCGGTGCCCGTGGACGCTGACACAAAGGGCTGCCGCATCGCAGTGTCCTTCGTTAGCCAGGGAACTGCTGTTGCGGATATCACTAAGGACAAGCTGTGCGACCTCAGCTTCATGGTCGTCTCAGGAGGTGGTGGCGGTGGTGGAGCTACCACGCTGGCAGAACTTAGCGACACGAACACCGTCGGAGCAGCAGACGCCGATTTGCTTGTCTATCGTTCGGGTATCTGGACTGCCGAAACACCTGCGAGCACCTGCGACTACACCGTCTCTGACGGTGGTGACTTTGACTCAGGCACAGCGCAAGAAACTGGTTGCGACGGTATCGGCATTGTCGGCGTGGTCGAGCTGGATGATCTGTCCGACGTAGACCTGACTACGACCAGCCCTGCTGATAACGATCTCCTCGTCTACGATCAAGCCTCCGGCAACTGGCTGCCAACGCCGAACACGGTCAGAAACCTAGGTGACTTCGACGGTACCAACTTTGAAGAAGGCGCCACCATCGTCTGGGATGCGGTTGCTCAGATCTTCAAGCAGGCTCAGCATGGCGCAGACGGGATCACTTCAGCGGCCTACAAGTACAAGAACACTCTGACGGGCGATCCTTCCAATGGTCACATCGCTCTAGATAACGCTGACCCCACCCTCGCTACCGAGATCCGAGTTCATAAGACCACAACTAACAATGTCGACCTTTCTGCTGTGTTCAGCATGGGTCTAGGCTTGGCTCAGGGCTTGTATATTCAGCGAAAAGATGACGCCTCCGAAGCTCACGCCTATCGGACCACGGGTCAAGCGGTTGACCAGGGTAACTACATCGCAGTCCCAATCGAGCATGTGGGCGGTACGGGGACGTTCACCAACAATAAAACCATGGTGATCGGGGTTTACGCCAGGTCCGAGGCTCACAAGATCAGCCCAGTGACCGCTCCTGCATCATCGACAGCCGTCGGTACTGCGGGTGAGGTCAGGTACGACGCCAACTATTTCTACATCTGCATCGCGGACAATAGCTGGAAGAGGTTCACTCTGGAAACCTGGTAATCGGCAGACTAACCTAGCGCTCCAGACGGCATGCCTACCCCTACTTCACGCAGTAAAATCCTGCCCGCAAGGGGGTCGAAGGCTAACCTTGATGCAGCCTTGACTGCTGGCGACCTACTGGAAGGCGAGCTTTGTTATGCAAAAGACGAAGACGCGCTTTATCAGGTTGAAGGGGGCGTCTTAGTAAAAGCTGGTGGCGGCCTGCAGCCAGGCGACAACGTCAGCGAGCTTGTGAATGACGCTGGGTACATCACTGACGCAGGCGTTACTTCGATCATCGCTGGCGACAATATCGCAATCAGTCCCGTCGGCGGCACTGGAGCTGTTACCATTAACGCTACCATGCCAGTCGGCGGCGGCACTCTTGATGGCGGCAACTTCAATACTGGCGCTGACACTGCGGATGGCACGGCTCAGCTCGATGGCGGATTATTCACCTAAAGGAATACTAGACAGATTAAAGGACAGCCATGCCAGCACCCTCTGTACGCTACAAGATCCTTCCTGCACGCGGCGACATTTCTGCGCTGAATGCTGCGGTAGCTGCGATTGACGAGGGTGAGCTTTGCTATGCGCTGGACGAAGATAAGCTGTATGTCAAGAAGAACGGATCCCTGCTTGCTGTAAGCAGTGAGGCTCCCGTCAACTCCGTCGCTGGCAAAACGGGTGACGTGACGCTGGTCAAGGCCGATATCACTGACTTTAGCGATGCCGACTATGCTACCGCTGCACAGGGCGCTCTTGCCGACACTGCCCTGCAGAGTGGCGACAACATTAGTGAGCTGGTCAATGACGCTGGCTATATCACCGAGATCCCTGGCAGTCTCTTCACTGGTCGCTACAGGTACGAGAGCAACACCACCCTCACCCCTCCCGCTGCGGTTGTAAGGTTCAACTCCACCACATACGCCAGTGTTACCCAGATCGCATTCAGCAAGATCGACAGGGAGGGGCGAGACACGAGCGAGTTCCTGAACGACATTGTTCAGCCTGGATTCACTGTCTACTTCGAGCAGCAGAACGACCCGACCCGCTCGGTGATGTTCGAGATCACCTCCTTTGACAGCAACAATGCTGGCAACGTGATCTGGAACGTAGCCTTGGTGTCAGAGACGGGTGTAGCGCTCCAGAACAACAACGACGCGGTGACTCAATTCGAGTCTCCACCAGTTGTCGGCCTGCAGCCTGGCGACAATGTGAGCGAGCTGACCAACGACGCGGGCTACATTACTGACGCTGGTGTTACCCAGATCATCGCAGGCACCAATGTCACCATTGACCCAGTCGGCGGCACTGGCGCGGTAACGATCAACGCTACTGGCGCCGGCGGCGGCATCCCCGAAGCTCCCATTGACGGCAACCAGTATGCTCGCCAGAATGCTGGATGGAGCGTAGTTCAGGCTGGAGAAGGTGGTACCACGATTGAATACAGCGGTGCTGCGGCTTGGGGCAGTATTGCACAAAGCGGACAACTTTCATCAGGCTTGAACTGCACTACTGCAGTCAGCTCTGACGGCTTCGGCTTTGATGTAACCTTCAACACGCCGATGCCTGATGCTAATTACTCCATTACGGCATGTGCAGCTTGGAGGGCGAATACTGTTAGCGATGTTCAATATACGAACGTCACTGCTAATGGATTTCGCTTATATGTGCTAAATCAATCTGGTACTGCACAACTGGCTGAGGTACGTTTCGCCGTTCACGCCCTGAATGCTCTGCCTCCACAGGGTGGAACAGGTGCTGATTCTTGGGTTGAATTTGACGGTACATCAGCAATTGGAACAGACTGCACTATCCGAGCAAGCTTTAACGTTAGCAGGGTCGAACATACTGGGACAGGTACATATACGATTCATTTTACGAATCCTATGCCAACGTCTAACTATGCGACGTTCAACAGTGCAAACGTAAATGTAAATACCAACAATGTTGGTGTTGTATCACCTGCTGGAGTCGTTAACACCACTACTAGCTATAAAATTCAATGTGCAAGTGGTGAAACTAGCACTGCTTTTGATTGTGCGTTTGTTAGCTCAATGGTGCATTGCACTAATGCCCAACTGCCCGACACGGTAACTCAGGAGCAGATTGAAGCTGCTATCAACAATCCTGGCGCAAGCGCTTGGGTGCTAGGTAATGGTGATGGGACAACTCAGTCTAGCCTCAACATTGCAAGTGTTACACGAACAGGTTTAGGCCTATATGACGTAGCGTTCGCTACGCCTATGCCAAGTGCTGACTACAGCGTTCAGTGTACTGTTGCGGAAGACACGTTCAGCGTTGTTGCGTATAACACTGCGAGAACGGCCAATGGCTTTTCTATTAAAATTGCCAACTCAAATGATCAACGCTTTGACCTCGACTTCTCTGCTGTTGTCCACGCCACTAATGCCCTACCCCCCAAAGGTGGAACAGGTGCTGACTCTTGGGCTGATACTGCTGTTGATGGTACGCTCCAAGCAGGCTTTAACATTGCTTCAGTAACTAAGGGTGGTACTGGTATCTACGATTACGTCTTTACGAATCCCATGCCAACTGCTAACTACGCAGTGGTGACAAGTATCAACGACAATACCTTTGCTACTTCTAAGACACTTAACAGGACAACCACTGGCTTCAGGATTTATATTACTTTCCCAAATGCGTCGTTTACAAATACCCCTATCGACTACGCCCATTCAGTAGTTGTCCACGCCACTAACGCTCAGCTACCTGACACGGTAACCCAAGAGCAGATTGAAGCTGCTATCAATAATCCTGGTTTAAGTGCTTGGGGTCTTGTTGCCCAAACAACCGTCAATGGTCCTTGTCAGGTCAATGGTTCGTTGAACGTTGCTTCTGTAACTAGAACGAGTCTGGGCTTATACGATGTTGTGTTTCAGAACCCAATGCCGAGTGCAAATTATGCAGTCGTTGGGTCATCATTTGGTGCTAACACCTTTACATTCTCTCCCTACAACCAATCAGCAACAGGATTTAGCGTTCAACTTTCTGTAGACACTGGGCTAAACGATCAGGCTTTCTCCTTTCATGTAGCTGCCACCAATGCCCTACCTCCACGTGGTGGAACAGGTGCTGATGCTTGGATGTCATGTAAGGCTGGTGGGACAGTTGAATCTAGCTTTAACATTGCTTCAGTAACTAAATCTGCAACTGGTAAATACGATCTGGTATTCACAACCCCAATGCCGACTGCAGACTATGCAATCGTCACCGCTGCCGGTAACGGTAGTTCTGCGTCTATATTTGTCCTTAGCAAGACCACTACTGGGTGTCAGATTGGTCTCTATAGCGACATCACCCAGACGTATGTGGACACGGACTTTAATGTCGTCGTCCACGCCACTAACGCTCAGCTGCCTGATACGGTAACCCAAGAGCAGATTGACAATGTTCTTTCTGGGACGTTTACTGGCTCAATCAACCTGGGGGCGGTCTCTGTCTATACCGACAACACAGCTGCCAAGGCTGGCGGTTTGGTTGATGGTGACGTGTATCGAAAGGCCGACGGTACCCTGATGATCGTCTTTACCTGATCGGAACACTAGCCCAGTCTCCACTGGGCAATGTCTAACCCATCTTTCTGGCAAGAGTTCTACGATTATGGGAAGGCGGCTGGTGCCAAATTCCCTGAACTCGTCGCAGCCCAGGCTGCGCTTGAGTCTGGCTGGGGTGAGCACTTGTCTGGCAAGAATAACTACTTCGGTATCAAGGGCTCTCCTGGTACCGTCGTAACTACCCAGGAGTGGAACGGCAGTCGCTACATCACGATCAAAGATGAGTTCAAGGATTTTGACTCGCCACTTGACTGCGTGCGGCACCTTGTGACCCAGTGGTACAAGGACTACCGAGGCTATCAAGGCGTTAACCGTGCCGACACCCGCGAAGAGGCGGCTGAGTTACTGAAGCAAGAAGGCTACGCGACTGACCCTGTCTACCCAGAGCTCCTGATCAACCTAATGAACGACAATCAAGCGAAAGTGGAGAGCGACTACTTCCTGGAGAAGGCCGCGGCCTACTATACCGCTGAGCCCCATCAGACGGCTGCCTGGCGTGAGCTGGAGCACCTGCTGGACGGAGATGTGCTGGAGGCGTTCAAAAAGGCATATAGAGGTATGAGGGAGGAAGCACCTGTTGCCAAGCCTGAGGTCGACGAGGTCCTAGATGTCCCATACTTTTACCAGCTGGACAGCAGGACTGGTCACGGAGAGAGGATGTGCTTCTCCAGTTCGATGGCGATGGCGCTGGACTATCTTAAGCCAGAGGTGATCGACGGAGACGATGACTGGTACCTGGATGTCGTGCTTTACTTTGGGGACACGACCTCCACTACCGCCCAAGTCAAAGCCGCTCGCTCCCTGGGGCTTGATGCCAGCTTCCACATGGATGGCCGACAGAGGGACCTCGAAGAACTGCTAGACGGAGGGACACCAGTGCCGATCGGGGTTCTGCATAAAGGTCACGTTGACAGACCTACGGGAGGTGGTCATTGGATTTGCCTGGTGGGTCACAATGAGGCCGAATTCATTGTTCATGACCCGTTTGGTCGAATGGATCTAGTTAATGGCGGCTATGTTACTACGGGCCCCAATGATGGTAATTTTGTGCGCTACAGCAAGAAGAACCTCATGAAGCGCTGGCTGATTGCCAGTGACCATGATGGCTGGTACATGCGTATTGCTTAGTTTTAGGTACCCTTGCAAGGAATCAATAATCCGATGCAAGCTGTTCTTTCATGGTTACCCGGCTACTACTTTGACGGCCACTCTCTGAAGTCGACGGGGGCGGCGATCCGCCCCACCATGCACGTCAACCCAGAGAATGGGGAGGTCAGATACTACGTGCGCCCCATCTTTACCCACGGTGCCACAGTGGGAATGTTCGTCAGGCACCAAGGGATCGTGGACGCGCTGAAAGCGGGGAGAATCTAGACGCTCTTCCAGATCTTCCTCTTGCGAATGTTGCGAATAGTAGTAGTGCTTACCCCGTAAGCTCTGGAAAGAGACGCATGCGTTTCGCTGGAGGCTCGGATTAGCAGCACCTTTTCTGCCGTCAGCTTGGAGTCATAATGAGCCTCCCCCAATCCGAACCCGCAGACCTGCCTGCCCTTGTTGACCATGTCAGTCGAGTTCTCGCTGAGAGTGCCCACGCTTAGATGGTCGATGTTCACGCAGCCTGGGTTGTCGCACTTGTGCATCACCACCTGCGTTTTCTCCAACACCACGTCACTGAGCCTCTGGTAGATCCACCTGCTCGCCGTGTGCATCCTCCCGTCACACCAGAATTTGCCGTAGCTATCGCCCTTCCTGGTACCGGTCCATTCAAGGCAGCCATTAGTGGCCCGAGATGTTTTGGCGTAAAAGCGGGAAAGGTCTTTGTCCATAGCCCCATCATACCATAAAGAAAAGGGCAGAGGCGTGAACCCCTGCCCTTGTCAACCCACCGATAAGCCAACCATGACTCCCCTTCAGTATACCAGGTCAGTCGTCATCCTCGAACCAGGCGTCGAACTCAAGGCCGTCGATCGACTCCACGACAGACTTCATGTGCTGCTCGACAGACTGTTCATCCCAGCCGATGTCCAACAGCAGGGCAGTGCCGATGGCCTCAATAGCCTCGGTGTGGTGATCCGTCCAGTCACCGGTCTCTTGGGCGTGGTCGCGAACCTTGTAGGATGACTCAAGCAGTTTAAGCTCCATTGACTGCACTTTGAGTTCAGCGGGATCCGCTTCGCTCTCAGCCTCGACCACTTTGCAGCGTGTTTCGTCGATCTTTTTCATAAAGAAATAGCCCACGCTAGCAACGCTAACGCGAGCTGTTTGTTGTAGCCACATCAAAATGGCGACTGGAAACGCGAAGAACCTGTCACTGAACCAGATTAGGGCGTAGGTGAATCGGGTTGTTGCTTCAAACAGGAAGTTCTTCATCGTTTCCTTTATTCCACCTCCAGTTTACCGACTCATAAGGATCCTCCGGTTTGCTGGATCTGGCTCAAGGTATTGTCTGATCGTACCGAGCTGAAGGAGTAATCCATCTCCAGGATAGAGCACCCAAGGTTTCCGTTGATTCCAGTCATAGCTTCCTTGGAGGTATCCCAGTAAGCTTGGCGCCCACGAGTCTTGGCATGATGAAACTCCAGTCGTTTGGTCCATTCGTCTTTCCCGTCAACCGCCTCCATCTCCTTACGGACGATCCAGACAGCGTGGCTGACGTGGGACAGAGCGTCGGTGCCACGAATCTGGTCTAGGCCAGGCGGCTGCTTCTTGCCAAGCATGTCCATGCCAACGCGATTCATCTGAGCCAGAACAATCAGGTCAATGCCTAACTCCTTGGCGCATGTCATTAGCTTGTAAGCACGCTCTTCAAGCATTGCAGCTTCAGAGGCGGGAGCACCCTTGTGTCGACCCAATACGTGGAAGTGATCCACTACGGCAGCGCGAAGCTCCGGGTTCTTTGCCTTCATGGAGCGAAGGGAGTTGATCACCTCATCCACGTTGGCGCCCCAGGGATCCTCGATCAGCATCTTGCCACCGGCTGCTTGCACCAGCATGGCCGCTTCTGAGATCAACATTGCGTGCTTCTCTCGATCCTTGTCGGGGGACTCGATGCTACCCACGGTCACGCAGTTACGCATCAGATCCCCAGCATCGGCCATGGGGGCGTTTTTCTTGCTGAGATAAGCGACCTTGGTGGCATTAGCCCAGATCCGAGCGTAGATAGCGGCGCGGTCAAGTTCTGCGGAGATGAAGCCAACAGTCAGGCCGCCCATGGCCAGGTTGACAAACGCATGTACACCCAAGACGGTTTTACCGATACCGGTGCGGGCAGCTAGTGTGAACAACCTGCCTCCAGTTTCCTGGCCTGCCGGACGGACGCCACCCTCCATATCCAGATCCATCGCCTGGATTCCAGTGCTGACGGGCGCGGCCTTGGTGCGAGCATTCATGATCTGGTCGATAATCGACACGCCGCCGTTCTGGGGAGCTAGAAGGTCCTCAACAGCATCGACCGCGTTACCTTGATTGCCCAGGGACCCCTGCAGTAGGCCGAGACACTCCATCAGACGACCCTGCTGGAACTCGATCTGCTTCTCCAGTTTGGTGTCTGCACGCTGAACCTGTGCAACCTCTTGGAGCATTTCCTGGTAGAGGGCCTTGACACGAGCTTTACGGAGCAGGTCTAGTGCAACCTCCCACTCCGAGCCAGCGTCACCATAGGCGGCCATCGCCTCCTCGTGGCCGAGATTGCCTACGACCTGGTTGAAGGAAATAGGATCAACGAGCTGAGAGGCTGGCTGCAGCGCAACGTAGCTGCCGATCAGACCTTCTCGACTGATAACCTGATTGTCCCGCTGGTTCAGGTAAGTGCGGTCGATTTCGTTGCCGACAGCCTTGAACTCAGAGGTCGACCATAGGTTGAGGGGGATAGCCTGGTCGTGAGCCACGCCAAAGCCGACACGAAGCTGAGACCACAACTCACGGGCAGTACCGTGTGGTGAGTTGAGGATGCGACACAGAACTATAGCTTCTTGGTCCGTGGTGTTCTCAACCTCAGCAGTTGTGGTTGGCTGCAGCTTCTCGACGATGCGAGCCGTTCCCAGCACTGTCTCGACCTCATCCTTTTTGCAGTCAACGATCTGACCACCCTCCTCGACCAGGAGGCCAAGGCGTACAGCTTCTTGAATGTAGTGGGGGAATGACATCAGGCGAACAGGTAGCGAGTACGGTCGGTGTAGATGCCAGTCCAGAACACTGGCTTCTCTCGGTTGGGTGCAAAGTAAAGAACGAAGGTGTCCTCTGGATTGTGCTTGGTGGCGATCTCAGCAGCTTCGTTGTAGTCCTTGACTTGGATGCGCTCGATCTTAGACCGGGTGTATCCATAGACAGCATACCTGGCGAAGACTTCTGCGTCGCTCTGATAATCTACCTTCTTCTCAACCTTGCTGCCAGCCTTGTAAAGCTTCTCAACATTCTCGAACTTCTTGTCGGAGACCTTCGAGAAGCCGAACACGCTACTGGCCTTCATGTTCTGGCTTGACCACCAAGAGTCAGCAGTAGCCCCGCGGCAAACCTGGCCGACAAACTCTCCGTACTGCTCACGCTGGATCTCCAGCCGTTTAGCCTGTGTTTCAAGGGCGATCATTACGGGCAGGTTCATGGAGCCATCGAGACGGAGCCATGAGTCAGGCTTGTTCTTGTTCCATCCTTCCTTCACAAGCTCCCAGGAGTCCTTTTGGGACATATTGTGCTTGCGCTTACCCTGGTCCTCGACTTCGTCCTGGATGGTTGGCTCATGCTTTGCTGTCGGGACGACCAGCTCCCATTCGCCGTCGTCATTGACGATCAGCCCGCCAGCCCGCTTAAGGCTCTTGAGGCGGTCCATAAATTTCTTGTACTCGATGCCATTGGCCTTGGAGACGTCGGCCCAGCCATTGATCGTTTTGGAAGACTCTCCATACCAGCAGACGCTGGCGATCAGCTGCCAGGTGATCTTCTGGCCGTCGGTCAAATGCGGGCACCTTAGGAGCGCTTTGTCTGTTTGGACGAAGTCGCGACTGGGTTCTGTAAACGCGATGCTGAACATGGTTCGGGGGTGGTCTGAGCCCAGTATATCGGATTTCGTCGTATACGGTCAAATCCGATAAGACATCCGATCAGATCCGATAAAATATCCGATCAAATCCGATACCCTCTTTATATATTAATACATAACACAAATAACACTATGGGACGGAAGGATCCAAAAAACTACAAGCAAGACCAGGACCTCATAGCGGCTTACGAGGAAGGGGGAAGGGCGATCGGGAAGATGATCTTACACACCCCTGATCGCGAGGAGTACCTGTGGAAGCTCCTCAAGGGCGTCAAGCTGTGGCCCAAGTGGTACCTGTATGGCTTCAGGTGTCTGTACCGCGACGAGAACCCCATAGAGGCCAGGAGGGTTATTGCGCGTCGTTACCACCGCAAGCGCAAAGGTCGATAAACCTGGTATATTGAGTGGGTCCCCCGACGAAACCAAATGACCCTGCCTAATCTTGCTGGCGTTGCTACCAAGGACCTGGTCGAGAAGATCGGCACCGGTAAGTTCAGCGCCGCCTACATCAACTGGTCCCGCACCCTGCACCTGCTGCGTGAGCACGCTCCTGGTTGGACTGCTAGCTGCATCACTGCCGATGATGGCAGCCTGCTTCACAAAGCTCCTGTTGGCGCTTACCTGCTGATCCAATTCGTCCACGTCGACGGCTCTGAGACTCCTGCCATCCCCCAGGCTGTGATGGATCACCGCAACAACGCGATCCCTTACGAGAAGATCACCGCTCGCGACATCACCGACACCCAGCGTCGTGGTACTTGCATGGCCGCGGCATTCGTCTTCGGTCTGGCTTATGAGCTGTGGGCTAAGATGCCCCTGGAAAGCGGCTACCAGAGCGATGAGGCTCCTTCTGAAGCCCCCAAGGCTGCACCTGCCGCCAAGGCTGCTGCACCGGCCAAGGAGGAGGCTACAGAGGCCAGCTTTCGCGAAGCAGCCCTCGAAAAAGGTTTCACAACCTTTGCCGTCGACGGACTCCTCGGTCTCATCAAGGGTGACTACGCCAAGGGTGTCGCAACCGTCGCCAAGAAAACAGCCGACGAAGTCGAAGCCCTCAACGCCAAGTTCGCCCCCGCAGGTGACGAAGACGGCTCAGGATGGTGATCTGATAAGGGCAGCTAATAGCTTGGCTGCCTTTTTCAAGGGAACCATCACAGAAGACTTATCGATCGAGGGTTGACAGCCCTCGATTTTTCTGTTTACAATTAAGACACCACCACCAAACAACCATGGCCGACTCCGTTACTTCCTGGCTCAATACCGCTGGCAACCACGCCATCGACAAGGTTCGCACCACTGAACTGCTCGCTGAACTGGGTCGCACTACCGACGAGAAGCGTCGCAACGTCCTGATCAACAAGATCTGCCAGGGCAATCTCAAGCTGGTGTATACCACCGTCAAGTCTTATTCTGATCGCCGTCGCCTTCGCTGGGGCACTGAACTAAGTGCAGACCTGCTGCAGGAAGGTGTTCTGGGCCTGCGCCATGCTATTAGCCGCTACGACGCTTCTCGTAACACCCGGATCTCTACCATCGCTGTGCCCTGGATTAAGCAGAAGCTCGGTCGCTACATGATCCAGAAGGAGCAACCGATCTACGTGCCCGAGAACCTGGTGCATGAGGTCAACCACCTTAAGACCCACGGCTGCCTGAGCAATACCAAGCGCACCCCTAAGAACACTCGACTTGTTGACCTGGCCCGTTACGCCACCGCTGAGCCCCTGTCTCTCGACAAGCCCATGGGTTCTGACGATGACGCCATTACTTTAGCTGACATCCTTGAGCAGCCCTCTACTGAGGGATCTGCCGCCAGCCAAGACAAGGCAATCCTTAAACTCCGTGACCTGCTGGCACAGGCACAGGTCGAGCCCAAGGTGCAGGACCTGGTGATGGAGTACGCTAAGGGGGGCCGTCTGTCTACGGCTGCTACCCGAGTCAAGGTCAGCCAGACCCATGCCCGTCGCCTCGTTGATGGCGCCATTGCTAAAATGCGGAAGCTGGTATAATGGAGGGGTAATCAAATAGGGACCCCACCCATGGCACAGGTTAACATTTCAGGTACAGTCGTCTGCAAGCAAGGCGAAGAGCCTGTGACCCTGAAGACCCTCGGCAATGACTACACCATCGCTGAGTTCTCTGTCCGCGACACTGAGTACTTCTACTTCAAGGGGGACAAAGAAGACAAGCCTGGCCAGTTCTACAAGGTACAGGTCGGCGGCAAAGCTGCTGAGTTCCTGCCCGACCGACTGGAGCGTGGTGACTTCGTCTCCGTGACTGGGCAGCTGGTTCAGCGCGAGTACAACGGCAAGACCTATCTTGACGTGAAAGACGCTCGTGTTAACCAACCTTACAAAGAGCGTAAAGAGAGTGGCGGAGACGCCTTCTGATCTGATACACTGGAGGGGCCCACCAAGCCCCTCTTTTTTTATGAACATTGAAGAAGCGGAAGTCGCCCCCGGAACTCTGGGACTTCTGTTTGACGAGACCCCGAAGCTCACGCACGCAGACGTCAAGCCGTTTGTCTGGGCTATCTTGCTCTACCGCGGTGCTGTCAAGCAGCACGAGCTAATTGGGGCTATAACACCCCTGTGTGCCCACAGCGAGCTTTACAGTGGGTGGAGTGATGACTTGGACCCCACAGACAACAGAACGCGCCTAGAGTGGCTCACAGGCGAGGTTCTAGGTGACATGA